TGTTTAGGCTTTGCGTGACTATTTACAAAGCCTGACCATAGAGGATGATGAAGACCCTGACTATGATCCAGCGTTAGACCCTCAAGTTGAAGCCAGACCAGAGCTTCGCTGGAGAGCGATGCACTCTAAAAGCTCAAGCCAAACTGCGAGAATAGCAGAACAGCTTGATGAAGAAAGATACGATCAGGAGATACTTGCTTCATCTGACTCTGGTGTAGCAGAGCTTACATCTACTTTGTTAAGTCCTGCAACATTATCTCCTTTGGCTCCTATGAGATATATGAAAGCAAGCTCCCTGCCTAAAAGGTTCATAGGTGGTGCGGCCTTTACTGCGGCTGTTGTTGCACCGGAGCAAATGGTCTTAAATGCGGCAAGAGAAGATAGGACTGTAACAGATAGTGTTATGGTTTTGGCACTTGCTTCATTGATAGGCGGTAGTGCTAATGCCGCTTTTGGTAGGTTTGCGGCTCAATCTATAAATGCAAAAAGAGCAATGAAAGAGGCCGCATATGAAGCTAGATATACTGATGGTGTATATGAATCTGCTGGTGCGGCGGCTAACCCTACAAGGGCTAGAGAAACTGCCTATGCTACTATGGAGCGTGATGCCGCAAAGGAAACAGGCGTTAAGTTAGAGAAGCTTGGGTGGAATCCTGTATTTCGTATGCTAAAGAGCAGTAATCCTATTGTTCGTGGTTTAGCGGCTGAAATGGTAGACATGGGCGGTATTATGACCAAGCGAGTTGATGAAGAACTTGCTATGGCACAGTCTGTAGAAACCACATTTAGAACACGTTATTTATCCGAGCTTCTTGCTTCTGTAAGGGCTTCTGATGAAGCTTATCTTTCTTATCGTGGTAAGGTAGCAAGTGACAGTGATATCGTTAGATCATTCCAGATACTTGGCGCACAGGCTAAAGATAAGTTTTCAAGAAGCGCAAGATACTTATCTGAAGTAGATTTTCGTATTCGTATTGGTAAGGCCATGCGGCGTGGTGATGTAGATAACGTTGGTGATGCCGCATCTCCATTTGTTACTCAAGCCGCAACTGCCGCTAGAAAGCAGTTTGATTTAATAAAAAGAGAAGCTGAATCTGTTCGTTTGTTTGAGCAACAAATTGAAGAGGCTATCTCAAAAGCAAGAGCCGCTGGTGATGATGCTAGGGTTACAATGCTAACATCAAAGCTTCGTCAGGTTCAGAGCCAAGGCGTATCTGTAAACACAGCGGCAAGTTATTTGCCAAGAATGTATCGTGTTGACAGGATTATGAAAGACCCACAAGCTTTTGTTTCTATTGTTAGATCTTGGCTTATTGAGACAAAAGGGTTGTCTAGAACAGAAGCTCAAGCTGTAGCTGACGATGTGTTTGATAGCGTTACAAGAAGCAAGCCATATCTTGATGTAAACACAGGTGATCTTGATGAGTTACTTGCTCCATCTAGCGCAAAGATGCGTAGTCTTGAAATACCCGATGAGTTGATTGAAGACTTTCTTGAAAGCGATATTGAAGTATTGCTTAGACATCAAACTCGCACAATGGGTATGGATATTGAGATTGCCAGACGTTTTGGTAGCATTGATATGAAGAGTGTCATCGATGATGTAACCAATGAGTATCAGCGTTTGATTGATGAAGCTGTAGGTGTAGAAGCCAAACAAGCACTTCGTAAGCAACTACAAGACGACCTTCGTGATATTCGTGGTTTGCGTGACAGACTGCGTGGTACATATGGTGCGTCCAAAGATCCACATGCTATGTCTAGCAGGTTTGTGAGAACAATGAAGTCATTTAACGTTCTTGTTGGAATGGGTGGTGCAATGGTGTCATCAATACCTGATGTAGCAAGAGTTGTTATGGTTGAAGGTTTTCAGCAAGCTTATGGCAAAGGGTTGAAGGTTCAATTTGCTAGACAGTCAACTGCTATAAACAGGTTATCTAAAAATGAGCTAAGAAAAGCGGCTGTAGCGGCTGATGCTGTTCTTGGTTTAAGAGCGCATGCTTTTTCTGATTTAGGGGATGTGTTTGGAAACAGGTTTGCTGTTGAACGTGCGTTAAATGCAAGCACTGGCATTATGTTTATTCTCAATGGGTTGAACATTTGGAATCAGACTCTTAAAGAGTTTGCTGGAAACGTCACTATGCTTCGCATGACTGAAGGTATAATGAAGCCTTGGGAAAGACTAAGCAGAGCAGACAAGGAAAAGTTTTTAAAGAACGGTATAGATCAGCAAGCTCATATGCGTATGCAACAACAGATTCGTCAGCATGGTGAGCAAGTTGATGGCGAATGGATGCCAAACACTGATTCTTGGACTGATGGCACAATGCGTCTTACTTTTCGCAATGCTTTAAATCAGAATGTTGAGCGTATTATCATTACTCCGGGGGCTGGTGATAGAGCTTTGTGGACTTCTACTGAGTTTGGATCAATGTTAACTCAGTTTAAGTCATATGGTCAGGCCGCAAATGTGAGGTTGCTGACATCTGGTTTACAAGAGCGTGATGGTGCTTTCTGGCAAGGTGCTTTCTTGCTTGTTGGCCTTGGCGCAATGGTTAATGAACTAAAGCGCAAGCAGTATGGCATTGATAGAAAAGAAACCTTCGATGAAAAACTTATCAACGCAATAGATCGTAGCGGTATCACTGGTTACTTTATGGATGTAAACAACGCTATAGAAAAACTTAGCAACAATCGCCTTGGTTTACGGCCTTCTCTTACAGATCAGCGTTCATATCCTATGCCTACTGGTGCAAAGCTAAATGCTACTTTAGGGCCTACTGCTGGAAACATAACTAACGCCGCAAGCATTATGACAGATATATTGACTGGCACTGCTGATGAGAAGACGAAAAAGAGTACAAGGTTCCTGATTCCTGGGGGCAACATACCATATGCAGATCCGTTTTTAGATTGGGCATATGGGCAGTAAGTATGTGAATTTTATAGAGTAAGCCAAGAATGTATAAGGGGATATTATGGCTACAGTTCAAATTGCAGATAATGACGCTAGAGTACAATATACTCAAGCCGTGAACGGTTTGGATAATGATCCAACTCCTGCGGCTAGTCAGCTTACTATAGATTTTCCGTTTTTTGACGTTGATGAAATCAATGTTATTAGAACGGACTCATCTGGCAATGACACTACGTTAAGCAGAGGAACTGGTTCTGATACATTTACTGTAACTGGAACTTCTGTTGATGATGGTTTTAGTGGCGGTTATGTTGAGGTGCATGACACAAACTCAGACACAAGCACCACTTATACTATATTTAGAGACATAGCTATTGAGAGGACTACTGACTTTCCAACGTCAGGGCCTTTTAATATTAATGCTTTGAATACTGAATTAGATAAAGCTTTTGCAATTAAACAAGAGCTTGAAACTCAACTTAGCAGGACTATCAGATTAACAGATTCAGACACATCAACTGCATTATCTTTGGTTTTACCAAAACCGGCAGATAGATCTGGAAAGTTTCTTTCCTTTGATGCTAATGGCGCTCCTATTGTTACTACAAATGCTGGCGACTACAAAGGTGCTTGGTCGGCTGGTGTAGTTTACAATATTGGAGACACGGTTACAGATACAACGACTAATAACGTTTATCGTATTAGTGCTATTCATACATCTGCTGGTGTTCTTCCATTAAGCACTAATGTTAACTCTGGTCTTTATACTCTATTCATTGATGTCGCTACCATTCAAACGTCATTGATTGAATCTGTAGCGGCTGATACCGCAACAGCATTGGCAATAGCACTAGGATAATTAAATGGCTAATACGTTCAAACTCAAGACTAATGCGGCTATGCCAGCCAGTGCTGGTACGCCGGATGACCTTTACACTGTTCCGGCTGATACGACTACAGTCATCATCGGCCTGACATTAACCAACGTACATACATCGGCTGTCACAGCCACAGTACAGATTGCGTCAACAACTGTTGATGCTGGACAACCAGCGGCAACTCAAACCAACCAGACAGTCAACGTCATTAAAGACGTATCTATCTTGGCTGGGTCGTCATTGGAATTGATGGCTGGCAACAAATACATTTTGCAAACAACAGACATTATTAAGGTTGATTGCGATGTGTCCGGCAAGATTGATGCGACATTGAGTATTATGGAGATCACCTGATGCCTTATATCGGCCCTAGTGCAGACTTTGCGAATATCACTCGCTTCACCTACACTGCAACTGGTGGCGAGACAAGCATCTCTGGCGTAGACGACAACGGCCTATCACTGGCCTTTACGTCTGGCGTTAATCTCACAGTACACCT